TCCACTAAGAACTACATAGCACCATAATAATGATAACAGCAATGACACCACCTAGAAAGAGGAGATATCGTCGAAGGGCAATATAATATCTCTCCTCCATCTCCATCTCAGGTATGTTTCTCATACAGACAGGACATCGTTCGCTTATACGGCTCCATTTTTCAATACATGCCGTGTGATAGCGATGCTGACATCCTAATGTCCTCCACTCTCCCTCTTCCTCTAAACAAATGATACACTCTTCCTTTTCTGGCTCACTATTCATCTGATCCTATGAATGCGCCTTTGCTTAAGATCATGTCGTGGGGGCGCAAGCGCCCCCATACCCCTCTCCATAGGAGAGGAAGCGAAGTCACACAACTCTATTGAAGATAGTATCATATCACGTCCTCTCTATGGGAGAGGGGTGTGTTTGTGGAGCACGCGCGAAGTGTCCCCACAGAGGGGTGTGGGTTACGCCTACTTCACGGGAGAGGGGGCACGGGGGAAACGAAGTGTCCCCCGAGATAGTCGTATAAATGAATCCACGCCACATCATATTGAAACGAGGTCGTAGACATCGCCTTCGTGCCCTGGGTGCCAAGAGACAAATTACATAACCCTTTACCAAACAGAAAATCCTGACGGGTGACATAGACAGGCGGCAACGCAGGTTGTCCATAGGGCACGAGTTGAACCCGCATTCCCTCCGTCTGCTGAATGACCATGGTATACCAATGATTCACTCCCAGTCGATAGGGCGTAGGGATCACACGGATCTTCCCCTGTTTGCTCTCTTCCAGACGCATCTCCGCCGTGCTGCCATTCATCGTGGTCAATACAATGGAGAAAAAGGTTCCGTTCTCATGCCCCATGATATGAAAGAGGGTCTCTTTAATCGGCATACTAATCATACGAAATCCAACAGTGAGGGTCCGCCAACTGCCCGCATGAATATTAGGAAGATGGATTCCTGACTGAGACGAATTCATTCGCGCGAACCCTTTTTGTTCAGGGACCGACATGCGCTCCTCCGTGCGAGTATACATTTCTAAGGAGCGCATCGAACAGAAGGAAAACAAACCAGGATTCCGAAGTTCTTGAAAGGTGCGATTCACAGGATCCACTTCAAAGGCAAGAATCGGATCACGTGTATCACATGCTAAGGAATAGGTGATGTCTTGAGCACCTACAAGAGAAAGTGTATCAGAGGGAGATCCATAGAATTTCATGAGTTGGGGTCCTGTCCCGATCGATAGACGAGTCTCTGTCTCATGGAAGTCCAAAAGAAGTCCAGGGAGATTTACAGGGATCCGATCGGTAAGGTGGCGAGAGGCAGTATAATCCATGAGAGTGGGTTGATTGAGAAAGAGCCAAAAACCCTTAGAGGTCACATGACAGATTGCCGAAACAGGTTGCTTGACACGAAGATCGGTCACATAGAGGACAGCCTCTCCCTCTTCTATGCCCACGATGCGATGGGATGCAATATCCGTTTCGATGGTCCGTCCTAGGAAACCCACGATGCGTCCCGCGTCTTTCACAAACCAAAAGGCTTCTACTCCAGGATGATAGGGTGCTCGTTTGGCCTCAGGGACAGGGCCCAGCATACACAGTATCGCCTCTTGTTGAACGGTGGGATCAGGATGCTTCATCTGAGACAGAGTGTGTGTCCATCGCTGTCGAACAGCACCAATTGTGCCCATCGTATGATACCATACCATGTTTTGCTCAGAAGGATACATGGATCCAGCGGGTTTCCCTCCCATCTCTAGAAAGAGAGACTGTAGGCACCCCCTATCAAGTATCTGATCGGGCACATCCGAACACATCCGATAAGGGACACGTGTCAATGGTGTTTGAAGGGGGCGCCCTTGTTCTAACTGGTCAATGGGGCGATCCGTCACAGCGGCTTCTTGGAGGACCTGTTCTACCGTGACAGGCCCTTGTTGTAAGAGGTTCTTCTGGAAGGGAGGGCGAGTGGCGCGCTGATATATTTTGATGACATTTCCGTCTCGATGACCCTCTTGATGCGTATCAGAAAATCCTGTGAGTGCCATCGACCGAGGATCATATGTGGAACGAGGAAGAGAGGCACACGTCTCCCATAAGAGCTTACGTTTTGCCTCCTCTTCTCTGATAAAGGACTTGCGCTGATCGGAAAAGGAAACAGGTTCCGCAGAAGCCGCAGAAGCTGCAGAAGCCACAGTAGCAGCAGAAGCAGCAGGCACCATAGGAGCCATAGGAGCAGCAGGAGCCATAGATGCCCGTCCTCTTGTCCCTATCGCAGGTCTCCGTTCTATCTCTTGAATCGGAGAGACAGGCACATGAAACGCCTGTGCCAATCGTTGAAACATCTATTCTATTATGGTATATCTTATGTCGGACAACATTTCGCCAACCGCTCCCAGCCTCCAGGTGCCGCGCTCGTTCCCCAGGAAGGAACCGATCCCGCCACCTCCGTGTGTGTCTTACAATACCGATCCCCTGCCCGATTCAGGGTCAGCCATTCATTGTCCTTGTCTCCCACAGCGATCCAGTTGTCGTTGGTAAAGGCAGAAGTCAATCCCGCCATTGCCACTTGACGGCTCTTGTTACAGATGTCACTGGACCGACACAATTTCTTTCCCTTGTTTTCACAGACCCTTTTCATGTCTTGATAGGACTTCGAGGGTTGATTGGGGGCGACACGAACATCAAAATTGGCCGTCGCCGCAGGGCACGCATCATAAGGCCAGTCGCCCAACTTGAATTGGTCACAGGAACGGTTATCGGTATAGGCGGGAGATGCCTCGGTATATTTCGAGCAATCCGAATCCTTGGTGCAGTCATTGGCTCCCCATAGGCACCCCTCCTTTTTCCCGTAACAGTGAGGGAGATTGTTGCGCATGCCAATACAGAAGTTGTTGGGGCCACATTTGATAGACGGTTTTGAAGCAAATGCGGTGTCACTTCCAATCACAGCGGGTGTGGGGGGGAAATAGGTGAACGTGTAAAAGGAGCGATCATTTGTGCTGTTATCTGCTTCATTATTCGTCATGCTTCCCGCCTTGTTACGGATGGGGTCGGCCGTGTAGAGAATCTCTTTTCGATCGTTGAGAATCGTGAGAACAGCACCGTTGGCGCGCTGACGGCAACAATCAGTGCGATTGGTCACCACGATTTGATAGATGGGAACCATGGAACCAAGATCCACTATCACCCATCCCTTGTCTGAACATGATGTATGAACAAAGGTGTCGGGTTTCTGATCCACGAAGTTCGCTCCTGGATACGCATTGTTTCCATAGGAACTCGAAGTGGACACGACCATCGAGGGACGAATAATGTTGGGGCCATCCTTCTCGGACATGACTGCGATTTCTCCAAGATTGAGACATCCCACCTGACCCATCTCGATACGAATGAATCGTCCTTGGAGAATCGATGCCATAGGAGGGGGCGCAGGGGTTGATTTCGGACAACATTTGACCATTCGTGAAAAGGGCTGCGCATCTCTCTTCAGTCCCCACGCAGGTGCTCCTCCCTGCTGTTCTGTATGGGTGCGACATGAGGTGTCCCATGCCAACCACTCATTGGGACGATCTCCTACTGCCATCCATCCGTGTCCTTGAGGAAGTCCCTGAACAATGACTTTCTTCTGATCACATATATCTCCTACCGAACACACTCGTTGCCCTATGTCGTCGCATATTTTCTTCATGTCGTCCCATGATTTTCCAGGTTGCTGAGCAGGAACGGTATGTGTCACTCCACCTCTGAGGATATCTAGATCGACAAAGCCTTGTGTGCCCTGCTCACGATAAAGAAGAACAGCCATCACGATCAAAAGGACTACGAGAAGAAGGATATGATGAATCACGATGTTCTTCATTCTATCTGGTAGACAGAAGGAAGATCACGTATCGATCATAGGATACTCTAATAATTGTTATCAGGCCGCAATTGAGGCAATGAGTCCATCTCCCGCGTAATGATGCGGAAGACGAGTTGAAGCTGTCTATTAAGGTTAATGGCACGTAGAGGCGTCTGAAGACTGACACCAAAGGCTGCCAAGGTTGCCCCAAACTCGGGGCCAAAGGGAAACAGAGAGACGCTGCCCGTCGTCGGATCATAATAGCGAGCCTGGATCACAACCATGTTCGCGTAGCCAACATCATTCACACCGTCGCGAATGCTCGTGACCGTATCGGTATATGCCGTAGCCAGCACCAAATGCCCCTCAGGACGATTCACCCACTGGGAGAAGGCACGAAGGCTCTGTCCATACGTCGGATCGTTGAGCGTCTCTTCCGAATAGCCATACCCGCTGATCTGAATGCGATCTCCTGCGCACATCTCGAATTTGCTAAAGTATTTCGACATGGAGACATAAAAGTTGGCGGGGGATCCGCCCGTCGCAGGCATCATCACATTATACACCGATGGGCTCACACCAAATTGGATGGGAATCGTAAAGGGAGAGCTCGTTCCCACCACCGTGCCCGTCTGAGGCGCAAGAATACCGTTGATATCAAACGTATCAGGGGTGGAACTAATGAGCTCCCCATTGGGCCGACGAAGATCGATCGTCATCTTCTGGAGCGTAGACAGCGGCGTTGGATAATACTCTTTCTGGCATTTCATGAATTTAGGAATCATCGCGAGGAACCCACGCGCTTGTGTCGTATCCGACTGCCATTTGGCATCGTATTGGAGAACGCCAAAGCTGCGGTCCATCTCGTTGTTTGTGCCGTAATTGTTGTTTTCCAGTTCCTCTACACGAACCGTAATAAACGGGAAATTGAGAATGTTGTCCTGATACGTTGTATCGGTCCCCTGTTCCGCCGTTGTGCGTTGAACAAGAACGGACAGTCCCTCACCAGGCAGAATGGCCTTTACTAATTCAATGCGGACGATGTTCTTGAACTTCTGTTGAGAGGCCAAGGTCGGACCAAAACTCTGTCCATTCGCAGCGGGATCAAAGTTCACGGTAAAACGGTAGCGATTCTCCTTGTTGTTTTGAAGCCAGTCACGATCCGCCGAATAAATAAAGAGGTTGTGCTCAATTTCACGGTAACTGACAACACGCTCTTCGCGCACCACCACGTTCTGAGGGAGATCCCGTTTCTCCACGGGCAGTAGCAGGGGTTGTATCACTGTCGGATTTCCGTTGGCTGTCATACTAGTCATCGTATCAAAGGATCCCACGGCGCCACGAAGCAACTCGCGACGATCAGGAAGAATGGCGAGAGGCAGATCCAAGGACGGCTGTGGCTGCTGTTGACGCTGAACGAGCGCGTATTCGGTGTTACGCTGGTATTCCCCTTGCTGAGAGCGAAAGGTGGAGTCGGCTGAGACACGGGCCTGGAGACCGGCCTCGGCCTTTCCCATGTCGGCGCCTGAACGGAGTGCCTCGCGTTCCCGCTGTTTCTTGGCACGTTCAAACATTTCTGCGGCGGGCGGGCCGTCTTCCGAGAGAGAAATCCGAAAATCAGGGAGCGACGAGGGAAGCGCCTTCACGTCGTTGCGCTCCTGTGTCAACCGCTCGAATCGCTGAGAAGTCTCTTGAAACAAGTGATCATTCATCACGGTTTGAACGGGCTCCACGTGTTTTACCGCCTCTTTTCGTTGAAGATACTGGGAGAAGTCTTTGGAGCAGGCGGTCAAGACCTCACGATTCAGGACGACGAGTGGTTTGTCCCCCTGTTTTTGATAAACCTGTTTGAGGTAATGATCCATGGTTTTATCAAGACGCTCCAGATGAACAGGGGTCAAGGTGATTCCATGGCGAGAAGGGAGATCCTGAACCAATACCGTGTGAAGGGTGTGGTAATTGGAATCACCGAAGAATGCCTCTTTGATGGATGTGCCCTTTCCGTCTTGTGTAACCGGACGATACATTACTACCTTTAGGCCATAATTCTTTTAGATAGCATACGCGCATCCTAGTCGCAACCCTACAAAGGGAACTAGGGAACTAGGAGAACTAGGAGCACTAGGAGAACTAGGAGACCTAAGAAGAGAACAGGATCGGCCGAAGCTGGAGCATCATCTGATCATCCACCGCATCTTTACAGAATTGATCAAAAGGAATCCCGTGAATCATACAAATCAGAAAATATATACTGAACATTCCGCATTCTGTTCCGCCTCTCTGATATCGTCGCGCGTTGTATGCCAGCCGACACCCAGGAATTTGTAGGGTAAACGCACGCATGAGTCGGGCAATCATCGCGGGCGTCTTGTATCCATAGGAATCAAAGTAGCTGATCTGGGGGGCCACAATATCGTGGAGATCAATGTATAATCCGACCCAATGACTCCCCCCTTTGTCGTGGGGGTCCAGATTGAAAATCATTCCGATTCCCCGTATTCCTCGCTTTGTATACTCGTCTTTTAATTGAAGAGAGCAGATGTCTTCATTGAGGCATTGAACTACCCCGTCAGTGCGATAGGGGTCAGGGATAGAGAAGTCAATCGGAAGCACTCCCATAAAGCGAAACCATGGAAAGGGGATCTGGTATTGTTCCATGACGTCTGCGATATTTACATTATCCAGCCAGGTATCTGGTTTCTTTCTCCATGCGGCGGGATAACGGGGACGAAGATACTGCTTACGAAGGTATGTCTTCTCTTTGTCTCCTAGTCCACTTTTTTCTAGCAAACAATGATCGGCTCCTGGCGCACAGGACGTGGCAGCCCACAGATCGTGAGGGGTGCGAACCTTCCAGGTCTTGAGAAGGCGGGAAGACACTGAATCCGGCAGGCATGTCTCTTTCGTCCCTTTTGCCCCTTTTGTCCCTTTGATTCCTTTCATACGTGGGTGACAGCGAGTGAACTCGGAAAGGGCGAGTTTCCTCTTTTTTTGTTTGCGTGTCGTCATGAACACAATCTAGTAAGGTATAATAAAAAAGGGAAGAGATAGAACGGATCATGATTGAGTATGATATGACATGGTCGGATCTAATGATGAAAATTGGTAGTCAACTATGGCTGGTGATCATGTTGATCCTTGTCTTGTGGTCAGAAGAGAATGGGGCATTTCCTGCGAATAACGTACGCAAACTTATAAGTGGCACATACAATTCCAAGCCTTCTAATGCTCCTGCTTCTGCCAAGCCCTAAAATAATAGAAAGGATGGATAGACATGGATACCCGTGACATACTCTATAAGGGGGGACCTGTTGTCATCGTCATTGGCATTTTTATTGCCTGCTTTATTCACATTACTACTTTTGTGGGATCGAATGATAACAGGATATGGTTAAAGGATAGCATTACTATCGTAACTGTCGCCTCTTTGCTGGCCGCTGCAACTACTACCGCCGCAGGATTTGTCCTCTATTACATAAAACCTGAATATGTCATGTATCTTCTTCTCTTTGTGGCATTCATGGGATTTGGTCTGGCCTGGACAGCATGCGCTATTGCATTGATCAAACGAAAATAAAGGTGTGAAGTAGAATGGAAATAGCACGTCTAGCATCAACAGTCGTAAGAAATGGATTAGGTGCCGCAACAGAATTCACAAAATCCTCTTCTTCAGGCTCTTCATCCTCTTCTTCAGGCTCATCCTCTACGGGAGCACAAGGAAATAGTGGATCCATGATCGTAATGGCGATCATGGGCATATTAGGAATCGCCCTCTACATTTGGTCCGCCATCACGGTTGCAAATGCACATTCTGCCTCACAGGATTTTAAGGTTCTTAAAAACACCATTCCTACACTGATTGGTCAGACCCTTGTGGCGACACTATTGCTGTATGGTGCGATGCTTATGTATGTGATCCAGGATTTAAATGTAACAATCTATATCCTTATCGCAATGGTATTTCTTACGTTTGCGTTCGCCTACGGGGCGGTTGCGATTGCTGCGATGTCGCGTTAATCGGCGCATGCCGATTAACCGTCTAGGCTTCGGCTTTGCCACGGCGATGTCTAGGTAACATGCTCCTACGCGCATGTTACTATTCATACCCGTGGCTTTGCCACGGCGATGTCTAGGTAATCCGCTTTGCGGATTACATATCAGTGCTTCGGCTTTGCCGCATTAAGACGAAAGTTTCCACAAAGAAGGCAGAGTATGCTGAAACCGCAGATGCATCCCGTGCGAATGGGTCAATTTGGAAATCCCGTGAAAGCGAATGACGCACCGAATCTGATCTCCAGGCGCCAGTTCAGAGACGCGGCAGGTGGTTCCATTCTCGCATTTGACAAGGGACGTAGGGTAAATATAGAGGGAGAGGAGTGAATCTTCCAGCAGAAAATGAAAGAGCTGACGAATGCGCTCATGAGATTCATGATGGATGCCGATCAGACTAGTCTGGTGAACATAGAACATACTCACAATGTATTCGTGTAAGGTGTGAAGTTTGAGTTGAAAAGAGGGATAGGCGGAGACATCTACACGAAGTCGTGAATGTTCGGGCTGATACTCTACGACAACCATGGGAGGAGTAAGGATACTGACATCACGAAACTCAAGGGAGGGATCGTGATAACTCAGATAGGCAATGTTTTTCCCATAGGCCTGTGCCTGAAAAGGGGATAATTGGATGTGTTGGATATCAAATACAGGATAGGGGATGGTAAGAATCATAGCTGATCATACGTAGGGTGGGGCATTTAGGCTCATACGGGATCCTCCATGACCGTAGCCATATACGCTGCCACGATCGTGATAAGCGATGCCATAGCGCACTCCACTGTGTCCGCGTTGTCCGCGGAATCCCTCCCAGACGCGTGATACGAAGGCCCCCACCAAGAGGAGCAAGATCGCCATGGCAAGCAATGCTAGTAAGGCTGCGAATCGCTGATTCATCTTTCTATGAGGATGATAGAAAGATGAACCTGGTTCAGTGTCCCCATTGCCAACAATGGATTGACATCGTAGAATTAAATTGCCGCATCTTTCGATGTGGGATCTTTACACATAATGGACAGCAGATTCCTCCACATGCTAGCAAAGAGGAATGTGATCGGATACAAGGAGAAATTTATGGATGTGGAAAGCCTTTTCGTGTGGACCTCCGTGCGGATGGTTCGTATGTTGCGACGGTGTGTGGATATATATAGGGGACCTAAAGAGCCCTATGGAGGCATTCTGCCCCCATACCCCCTTTCATGGGAGAGGAAGTGAATGCTTCACAACACCCCTCGCCACAGGGGAACCTAACGCCCGATATGATTCATGGTGAATACCTCGTTCTCTCCACGGGAGAGGGGTGTGGGGACGCACGCAAGGCCCTTCGGGCCTGCGGCCCGTGTCCCCACCCTCCACTTTAGTAAGCAAAGAGCAACCCCGCTCGCCCACCATACACGCGAAGCATATTATAGGTTTCCGCATACACATAGACGATGGACCGCGAATACGTAAATCCCGTCGTCGGACTCGAATGCGCTCGAAACGTCAGCACCAGATCACGAGACGCAATGTTGTCCAGATTGGCCTCCCCACGCGGCTGAGAGAAGGGAGTCACACCATTCTGGACACCAAATGGAATATTATAATAATAGCGATTTACCCATGGTGCCTTCCGTTGTTCACGAGAGGGAAGAATCGCACGAAAGAGCGCGCACCCTTCTGTTCGGAATCGCACGAGGGAACCCTGATAATTCAGTTCCATTCCTGAAATGGGTTCCGCATCGGACAAGAGAAACCCAGGGCGAAGATACGCGGCAGGCCGATCCGCCACGAGCCCGATCGCATCAGGCCACCATGGCGTCTCCGCCCCATTCGGCAGTGTATTCACGTTACCCGTAAGATCACGAGTCGCCAAAAAGTGCGCATTATAGGACGACGCCATGTAGGGCTGACAGAAGAAGAAGAGATCGCGGGTCGGGTTCGGAACATCGAGCCGAATCCGTGCCACAGGGAGCCCCCGTGTATCATAGGGGGGTTGTGCGTAATGCTGGACAATGGGATATTGAAGATCGCCTAGACGGAATCGATTGGCCTCATTTTGATCCAAATAGACATATTCCGCCATGATGTAGCAGTTTCCCAACAGCAGCGACGGCATCGTGATGACACCATTTTGATTAGACAATTTAGGCGAAGAGGGGTTCGCCACGGGATCCGCAGCATAGAAGGAACTTCCCTGGAGAGGCCATAAGGACGTCCCATCTTCTGCGGAGGGAGAGACAACATGAGTCGGTGTCGAATAGAGTCCCTCGATCGTTCGAAAGCTGATGCCCACACGGACATCATCAAACGAAATGGCGTCAATGGGAAGCGCACATCCAGGATCTCCTCGTGTAAACCAGAAAGGAAGGGGGACCACTACCGATTCCTGATAGGGTTCCGTTCCCATGACTCCCGTTTTTGGCCGTCCAAACGACGTAGAGCTGAACCCATTGTCCTTTCGTCGAATCATCTCGTTCACCAATGGCACTTTCTCAAGGGGTGTCTGGAATTCGTCCAGCATTTCCATGAGTCGCCCATCGATCGTCTCTACACGCGATCCACCAATGTCCAATGTCATGCGATTCACAAGGGCGTGTCCCAGCGAATTTGTCCATCCAAAAGAGGGAAACGCGGGGCCTCCTGCCGCTGCCGCGGCGAGCCGTTGAGGCGTATAGATGTCAGGCATCTGTGCGACCAGATAGAGTCTCGTAACCAAATGACCTTTTCGTATGATCCGAAAGAATCCCGTTTGTCCAAAGGATGGTGTGTTTTCAAAGTCCAATCGCTCCCATCGCGTCGTGAACCGTCCCGCTTTGTTCCATACTTTTTGAAAAGGATAGAGCGTGGAACGAAAGGACAGTCGTTCATCCTGAAGTCCTGAGGATATTACTTTGAGGAGGCTGGCCACCATCTTCTTAGTAGAGAGATTCAGAGCCTTAAGTAAATGCGCGATCCTACCACATATCCCCCATACAAGGAATAGACACGTATGTTTATCACAAGCCTCTATGATCTCTATGGGAATCCTGAGGCCATGCGGTCCTATCTGGAGCTCTTTCGGCCGTTGGCGGAATCGGGTCTTCCCTTTCTCATCTTTACAGACCCGTCTCTCCTTTCCTTATGGGATATTTATCCGAACCTCCGTATCATCCCTCTACCCCTTTCCGAATGTGAACTCTATCAGATCGGAATGGCCTATCAAGGCGAGCTGCCCACTCATCGTCACCCCACAAAGGACACCAAGGAATTCTTTTCCCTCATGAACACCAAGATTGAGTTCTTACAAAAAGCCGCAAGTTTCACGGAGGATTCCACACTGATCTGGCTGGACATGGGTATTCTCAAGATTGCCGCGAACAAAGAGCGATGCATCGAGCACCTCCGCGCCCTCCATGCCAGCACCTTTGAGAAGATCACGATTCCAGGATGCTGGTCCCATATGCCAGCGTGTGATGTGAACCGAGTGAATTGGCGATTCTGTGGGGGTCTCTTGATCATCCCTCGCCGTTTTCTCTCGTCATTCTATGATCATTCCAAGAATGTGCTAACGGATTTCTGCACTCTACCGATCTATAAATTATCATGGGAGACAAATGTCTGGAGTGTGATTGAATATTGTGCGGAGAAAGAGAACATTTTGTGGTATCAGGCGGATCACAATGACAGTATGATCATGGGACTGCCTCTTGCTCCATCTAGCCTCTCTAGTATCCCGCCCCAAACTCTGCCCCACACTCTGCTTCGCATCCCGCCCATTAATCCATAAACAGTTTCTGACAGATTCCCTTATCAAACCGCAGCCACTGATAATGAATGGCAAAGACAAAGACCTCCCATCCTCCTACCACGGCGGGATCAAACACGCACGGTGGTGAAAGCGTCGTCAGATCGGTCGCAAGGGGGGTTCGAACAGTTAATTGGAGCTGGATGGACGTCGCACGACTCATATTGGCACTTCCACTGGGCTGATGGTTCTCAGGAGACGCCGAAAAAGAATAGCCATACATCGAGGACGCATACGCATTCCAGCCACCACGATGTGTCTTCGCGATGTGTTCACGAAACCAGTCACCCTCTGCGGAAATGACTTCACTCCCTTGAATGCGAAGAGAGGCCGACACGAGCCATGCGGGGACAACGCGATCAGGGGTGGATTCTAGACCAATGGATGGTGTAAAATTCGCCCATTCATTATTGACACGCACGGCCTTTCTGCGAAACACCCATACTAATTCAGAGACGGGGTGATTGAGTTCTAAGGGCAACTGAATCGTCACCTGATCGGAAGATCCACCTTTGCTCACTAGGTATTTCAGGGGCTCCTCAAAGGAAAAGGGTTGAACGAGTTTCACCATCTGTTCAAAGGGTTGACGCAACATCTTACTACGAAGCGAACCTGAGAGCAACGAACATGTCGTGACGAGTCGCGCATCACGAAAGTCAGGGCATTGGGACAGTGTCTGGGTTGTCCGTGGAACTCCCGCGGTAGTCACAAACGTTACCGTCTTTCCAAGGGGTGTATCTGTCGCATTCGCACGATAGCCGAGATAGGACCGTGCCATTTGTTCAAAGGGGCGGAGCGTCACATCGATCCGAACCTGCCCCTCATGACAGGCTAGAAGAGGAAAGGCCTGTTCCAAGGGGGTGCGAAAGAAGAAAAACGGGAGCAAACAAAAATAGGTTCCGTCTTCCGTGGGGAAAGGGCGAGCGGGATGAAAGGGTGTCTGTAGGACGCCCTGAGACGATAAATAAGAATAGGGAACAGACCCTACCGCATCATTGGTAATCCCCACCAGTGAATTTTGATCCGAGTAGAGAGTGAGATAGGACGCGATGAATTCGCCTGTGATACGCTCGACTGTCTGATCACCCACGATGAAATCGGCGGACTCAATGATGCTGGCTCCCATGCGATTAATAAAGGTCCAGTAGTCGGAGGCGTGTCCCACGAGGTCGGTCGTGATCGATCCGTTTGCCAATTCCGCAAGAATATCTCCCTTATACCAGCTGCTAAGACGGAGCTGAAGCATGACGGACTGAAGCATGTCTCCTGCGGGAAGAGAGCCAATTTCAAAGCTGAAGGTCTGTCCCCAACTCGCAGGACCGCGCTGGGTGGCCTCTTGGATGCTTGTGGTGGTGGGATAGATCGTGGTTGGATCGCGATGAAACCAGGAGGCATCGGAATCAATGGGGAAATAGGTGTTGTCCTGTGCATCACGATTTGTGAGATCTAAGACGGTGGTGATGTCGCCACGGGGGCGAAAATAATCCGCAGAACTCATACCTATTTAGTGTGTGAGAGGTTTAGATTCCGACACTTCATGCGATCCAGCGAGAAGAAGAATGATCCCATAGGAGGGCGATCCGTGAGAGATCTGTAGTTCGGTCAGCTCATTTGATACGGTGGTAGGGACCGAATACCACTGTCGCGGGACAAGGGGGGTAGAGGACCATGATACAGAAAAGGGGTCGGTAAGAGAACCATGGGTATCTACCGCGGCAAACATAAAGACAGTCCATGGCCCTGGAGGGATAGAAAAGGTGACAGTGGTGTCTACCTGATCTGCTGTGAGGCGATGAATGATCCGATGGGGATCAGGAATGGATAAACTGTAAGCAATGGGCGCGCATGGGCGATGAAAGGGCATTCTAAGAGGACGATGGGAGGGCGAATTTAAGTAGAGTATAAATTTGACGACCACAAGATCGTAAAAAGAAGGGAAACATGTCTGTGATACGAAAAGGTTCACGGCCGAAAACATGCGTGCCTGCGCCTTCTGAGCCCTCTGCG